CGTGTAATTAATGTTTGATTTTTGTTAATCCCATATATTTATATGTATAACATATAGATTATGGGAAAGAAATTAACAGCACAAGACGTTATAAATAAATTTAAAAGTGTACATGGGTCTATATATGATTACTCTTTAGTAGATTATCAAGGTGATTCTAAGAAAGTAAAAATTATATGTAAGACCCATGGTATATTTGAGCAACAGCCTGGAGCGCATGGTAGACAGAAACAAGGATGTCCGCACTGTGCAAAATAAAAAAGCAGTATTGTTTGGAAAATCGAATTAAACTTCTTATCTTTAGTTATACAGAATTAGATCAGATAGAAACACTACTAAACAGTAATTTAAAAAACGATTAATTATGACATCAATAGAATGGTTACTTGAACAATTAGAACATTATCCTTCTATAGAGGGGCCATCAATTTATTAAGAGAAGCTTGGCTCCTCTTTTTTTTCTTTATATATTTAGTTTATGAATGAAACTAGAATACAAATAAATGGAGAATGGTATGTAAAGGAATCAAGTATTTCTTCAAATCCTGCAGGTGTTAATGATATTAATTATTTAGATGAAGTATCAACAGGTATCATGAAATATGAAGGTTGGGTATTTGAAAATGATGCTATTTGTATGCAATTAGAATTTAGTGAGAAATCATTTTATGATATAAAAGTATGGGAAAAAATATCTGATAAAAAACTTGAGGGAGATAATCTAAATTTTTTCCTTGAATTTATAAAAAACCCTTACCATGATTCAGAATTTAATAATACTTTTAGCGAAACACAGCTTATGTATTTAAGTAACTTTATGAAAGTTTTCAGAAATGAACATCCAATAATTAAATAAATGAACAAAATTAACGCTGAAACTTTAGGAAAAGAAACATTTTCTTCTTTATTAAGAAAAATCAAACCTCAAATGAATGAAGAGTGGTCATACAACGACCGTAGAAGAGGAAGTACATTTTATGTAAAAAGTTTTATCACTTTAAATGAAAAAAATACTCCTGATTTAGATGAATCTTTATATGGAGTGTGGGAGACTAATCAATATATTTATGATGGTTATACTGGGGATTTCAATTTAGATGAGATTTATGAACTAGTTAAATATGCCCCTAAATCATCTAAAGATGAAGCTAAATCATCTAAAGATGAAGCTAAAGATCAATTAATATCTTTACTAAAAAATCAAGTTTTACAACTCACAACTTGGTCTAAAATAGAATTAGGAGATGATGTAATATCCGAAATAAATAGATTACAACAAATCATAGAAAAACAATGAAATTAAAAACAAATGAATAATATAGATAAACAATATTTAGATCTCGTAAGAGATATTTTAGAAAACGGAACAAAAAAAGAAACCCGTAATGGGGGTACTCTATCAGTCTTTGGGAGACAAATAAGACATAAAATGAGTGAGGGATTTCCATTACTAACAACAAAGAAGATGCATTGGAAGTCAATCGTAACAGAACTACTATGGTTCTTACGAGGAGATACTCATATTAAGTTCTTACATGATAATGGATGTCATATTTGGGATGGTGATGTATATAAGAATTATTTAAACAAAGCTAAAAATTATACAACTGAAGATTTATTCTATAACAAATTATCAGGAGTGGGTGATGTTATTGAGGGTATGTTAAGCAAACATACTAGAGATTTTATACCTTACACACAAGAAGAGTTCATCAACAAAATCAAAACCGATAATGAGTTTGCTAAAAAGTGGGGTGAATTAGGACCAATTTATGGTAAGCAATGGAGAGATTGGGAGACTTTTACTTATGATGATTATACCAACAGACCTAGATGGGTGAAGAATGTTCCAATAGACCAAATAACAAACCTAATCAATGATCTTAAAACTAATCCAGATAGTAGAAGATTAATGGTTTCATCATGGAATGTTGGAGAATTAGATAAAATGATTCTCCCTGCATGTCATTATGGTTTTCAAGTTTATACAAAAGAATTAAGTTTAGAAGAAAGAATAAAAATTTTAGAGGAAAAATCCCCAATGTATTTTATTGAACAACAATTAGGTGGTGAAGATATACTAACAAGAAATAATATCCCGACCAGAGCAATCTCTCTAATGTGGAATCAACGTTCAGTTGATACAGGATTAGGTTTGCCATTTAATATAGCAAGTTATGCTCTTTTATTAGAGATTTTAGGTAAATTAACCAACATGGTTCCTGATGAACTTATTGGAAATTTGGGTGATACACATTTATATTTAAATCATGTGGAACCTATTAAAGAACAACTAACAAGAGAACCTTATGAATTGCCTAGATTAAGTATAAATACTGAATTTTGGTTAATAAAATCAGGTGAATGTGGTGTAGGTGATTTGTCAGATAATGTTGATTCTTTAATTAAAGGGATGCAAATAGATGATTTTTATTTTGAAAATTATAAATCACATCCAATAATTAAACTTCCTTTATCTAATTAATATTTATTACCATGAAAAAATCTGAATTAAAGCAATTGATCAGAGAGGAAATCAGACTAATAACTGAACGTTTTATAAACTTATTCGATAAAAAAGATATAGAACCTTACCTTCCTCAAATCTGGGATATAATGCAGAGAACTTACGAACCTATAGGAGGATTTAAAACAGCATCTTCCCCTGAAGAATTATTAAATAAAATATATTTAGCTAAACTAGTTAGAAAAAATGGAAAAATAGTGGCTGCTGCTTTATATTCCGACAAATATGGAAGAAAAGCAATAGCAAAAGGTTCTGATGGGAGTAATGAGGGAAAAACAGCAGTAAAGCAAATGTATTTTGAAGATGTTAAAATGGGAAGAGCTTGGGGTGAGTTTTCAGGAAAACCTGAAGAATTATTACTAAGATACGGAGGTATTCCTATTCCTAATGAATATGCTGAAGAAATATTAGGTAAAGAAATATTATCTAAAGATCCTGATGGATTTCATTATACTCGAATAATAAACGGAGAACCTATTACCAAAATGATAATAGGAAATGTCAAAAAGGATTTGGCTTCTTAAATTTTATTTTTTATATTTATGACATGGATGAAATATTAGTGATACATGGATTTAATAGTGGTAAAGGGAATAAATCACTAAAATTAGAAAAAGCATTTCCTAATTGCAAAGTAATTTCCCCCCAACTAAATAATACTCCTGAAAAAGATATTTTGATGTTAAATGAATATTTGAAATCTTCAAATAACATCCATGTTGTAGGTACATCTTTAGGAGCGTTTTACGCTTTAGTATTAACAGCTTTGAATAAAGATAAAGATAATATTTCATATTATTTAATTAACCCCTCTATAAATCCAGGAGAGAGATTTGAATCTAAAATAGGAAAAGAATATTTAAATTATAAAAATAATACTCCATTTACAGTAAATGAAAATTTTGTTAAAGAATTAAAATTATATTCACAATTTGTTGATGAAAATTTTAATGAAGTATTAAGTGTATCCTCTTGGTTTATAGGGGCTGATGATAAAGAAATAGACCACAGTTATTTAATCCAAAAATTATTATCAACTGTTAAACCATTTAAATTATTTATATCTTCTCAAGATCACAGACATGAAGATATAAATCAAGTCATAGAACAAATAAAACAGAATTCAGTATTATAAAATAAATTTATGAACTCTAAACCTATATTTATAATAAAATTTCCTCAAACTTTAATATCACAAAATGGGGATCAAATATATGAGACTTTTAAAGATATCTCGAAGCTTCTTCATGATTATCATGTTCTAGCTATGGTATGTAATTCATCTGAAGAAACTGAATTTGAATGTTATAATTCACCTCATACTGAAATTGAATTTGAAGAACTTAAAAATATAGTTCTTTCTAAAATATTTCCAAATATGTATAAAAATACAACAATACCCCAACCTGGAAATTATGGCTGCTAAATATAAATTTAAATTAACTGAAAAAGTATTTAATTCTATTCAAGATATAGGTAAGTTACCTTTTATGGATAAAAATACTACTGTTTGGAGAGATAAAAACTTATCACAACTTATTTCTCAATATGGAGAAGAACCAAACACCGAACAAGAAAATTTATTTTTAAAAAATTTACAAACATTCTTTACTAGAAATAAATGGGTAGATATTGAAAAATCTGATTTAGAATTATTACTTAAATATAAAGGTAAATTTCCTAATATTTTAAATCCAGCAGTCTCTACAAATGTAGTTTTTAGAGGAGCTACTATCCCAGTAGAAGATATTCTTAAAATGGATATCAAAAAGAAATCAGGACAATCTTATATAATGTCAGGTCCCTTTTCACCTGTTAAATCACAAAACGTAAATGCTCCAGGATTATCTTTTAGTTCTGAAATTAGAATAGCCGAAGATTTTGCCACTGAAAAATTATATACAGTTGAAACCCTAGTTAAATCTAATAGACTACCTTGTATTTATGGGTTAAGAGCAAATAATTCTAAATTATTATTCAATCCTGAATTTATTAAAAATATATCTATACATGATGATGAATCTGAAGTTATATTAGTAGGTAATGAATTCACTCCAGATGGGATAATTTTATTCAAGCCTTCATTTGTAATTGAAAACGCTATGTCTTCTTTATATGGGGGAACTTTTGAAGAAACTTATCCTTTATTTGCTGAATTAAAAGAAAAATTAAAAGTTTTTAAAGGATAATGAATATACCCAAAGGAGATTTATTATTATTATTTACAGCCACATGGTGTGGTCATTGTAAATTAATTTATCCTAAAATTGAAAAATACGCTAAATTTCATAATATTCGTTTAATTAAATTTGATGATAGTGAATCTATTGACCATATTATGGATCAATTTAATATTGAATATTACCCTACTCTAATCCAAGTTAAAGATTCTAAATATATTAAAATTGTAGGTTATGATAAAATTTTAAATTATATTACAAAATAATTTGGAGTTTTTAAAGTATTTAGTTATATTTAAATAAAATTATTATAGAATGGAATTAATAGAAAAAGCTAATGGAAATCTTCCTCGTTCTGAGAAAGAAAAAGAAAAAATGATTAAAAAAGCTGCTGTTCATTATGGTAGATTTTTAGAAGCAATGGGTTTTGATTATAAAACAGATCCACAAACTATAAACACACCTAAAAGAGTAGCTAAAGCTTGGATAAAAGATTTAATTATAGGTTCAGTATCTAATGAACCTGACATTACAGTTTTTCCTAATGAAGAAAATTATAACGGAGTAGTAATCCAAACTGGAATTCCTGTAGTTAGTATGTGTGCTCATCATAATCTTCCATTTACTGGATATGCTTCAGTAGCTTATGTACCTGGAGAAATGGTTATTGGTTTAAGTAAATTGAATAGAGTAGTGGATTTCTTTTCAAGACGTCCTCAAATGCAAGAATCACTAACTCAACAAATCCATACTTACTTATCTACTAAATTAGGATGTTCTTCTATAGCAGTTAGTGTTTCATCCAAACATATGTGTTGTAGTAATAGAGGAATTAAACATCCTACATCTACAATGACTACAAATAAATTCTCAGGTGTATTTATGGAGCCCGGAAATCTAATTCGTGAAGAATTTTTACATGCTATTACTAAAAATGGAGTATCTATTTAAAATATAAACAATTAAACAATTTAATATTATGAATGAACCAGTTATGAATGAATTTAGTTTTGAATATACATATGTTCCTTATATTTCGGAAGTAGAAGATTTTAATCTAGCTATGGGTAAACCTGTAGCGAATGTACCTAACATCCCTGAGGAAAAAGAATGGATGTTTGTTTATAATTTTGTACTTGAAGAATTAAATGAATATAAAGAAGCTTGTGAAAAGGGTGATATTGTAGGAGTTTTAGATGCTCTTTGTGATATTACTTATGTAGCAACAGGTAATGGTGCTTTACTTCATGGTCTAAAAGATAAATTTTGGGATGCCTACCAAGAAGTACAAAGTTCTAATATGTCTAAAGCATGTGATACTGTAGAGGATGCTATTAAAACTGTAGAAATCCGTTCTAAAGAACAAGGAGAACCATGCCATTGGGAAAAAGTAGGAGATAAATACGTTGTATATCGTTCAAGAGATCGTAAAGTAATGAAAAATCATAAGTACTCTAAACCTAATTTAAAACAATTCTTTACAAATTCAGAACTATGTATGTAAAATGTATTAAAGGATATCCAGGATATTTAAATGAAGGTGATGTTTATTCTGTTAAAAAAATAACAGAAAAAGGTAATTATATTCTTTATGGAGCTTCACCTCCTTACCCATATACTTCATTTGATAAAAATAGATTCGAAGAAATTAATTTAGATGCCATAGTTTGGGACCCTGAATATAATTTAGTAGAAAATGAGTTATAAAACCTGTTATACCCAAAGACTTAATAATAATGATTACTTAATTCATTTATGGACTGATGAGGGATATTTTAAATATAATTGGTCTTATTACGCCTATGAGGAATGTTCTGAAGATGAATCTGATTCTAATATTAGAGGATTAAAACATGAAACTTTAAAAAAAGTAAGAAATTGGCATAAAGATAATCCTAAACTTCATTTCCATGACATGAAACCTTATCAAAGGTTTTTAATTGATAGATTTAGAGATAATGATGAACCTTCAACATCTCATAAAGAAATATTTTTTGACATCGAAATTGAAATGGGGGGTGCTTTAACTAAAGAATATATTGAAAGCGCCCCCAAACCTGTCACATCAATTGCTTGGTGGTACAAACAAGAAGATATATGGGAAATTCTATTATTAGATCCTAAACAAGAAATTGAAAGTTATAAACAAAATAATATTAGAATTCATTCATTTAAAAGTGAATCTGAATTATTATTATTTTTTCTGGAAAGATTAAGAAAAATCCAACCCAATATATTAATAGGATATAATAGTGATTATTTTGATATTCCTTATCTTTATTTTAGAATGTGTAAAATCTTTGATAAAGAAGTAGCTAGTATGTTATCTCCTATAAATAGAATTATAAATGAATCTGAATACTCAGACCACAGATGGATAACTATAGCAGGAATTGAATCTTTAGACTATATGAAATTACATAAAAAATATAGTTGGAAAGATGAACCTTCATATTCTCTAGATTATGTAGGAAAGAAATATGTAAAAATGGGTAAAATAAAATATGATGGGAGTTTAGATAGATTATTTAAAGAAAATAAAACTAAATTTATTGAATATAACTTTCGAGATGTTGAGATTATTAAGAAATTAGATGAAAAATTTCAATATATTTCAATTACTAAAAACTTAGCTCATAAAGGAAAGATTAATTATTCAGATGTTTATAAAAGTAGTTTAATTCATGATGGTGCTATCTCATCTTATTTATTAAACCAAAATATCATTCCCCCCTCTAGAGATAGAAATCCTATAACTAAAGAAAATTATGCTGGTGGGTTTTTATTTTGCCCTAAAGCTGGGATATATAAATATATGTTTGATGAAGATTTAACATCCCTATATCCCTCAATTATAATGTCTTTAAATATTGGTAAAGAAACTTACGTAGGTCGTATCTTAATTGATGATGAAAAAGTATTAGTAGGTAAAGCTATAGTTAAAGGTAAGAAAACTGATAAACATATTTATAATTGCAGGTATGGTTTAAGTGATCTCAAACAAATGGGCCCCGATAGAATTTTAACCATTCAAAATAGTAAACGTAAAAATTCTCAAATTACTGTAAGGGATTTAATTGATGTCATCCATAAAAATAAATTAACTATATCAGCTAATGGAGTTATGTATAGAACTAATTTTGATTCAGTATTCAAAACTATTTTGAATTTATGGTTTAATGAAAGAGTTTTATATAAAAATAAAATGAAGGCTGCTTATAAAGCTGGCAATAAAGAAGAAGGAGAGAAATATCATTTATTACAGTACACTATAAAAATCTTATTGAATTCACTCTATGGTGCAACAAGCTTATCAAGCTTTAGGTATGGTAATGTGATAATGAGTGAAAGTATCACATTATCGGGTCAACGTATCATCCAAGAAAGCGCAACTTTTATAAACAAACATATAAATAAAGTAATTAAAAATCAAATACAATTAACATGAATAAATTTCAAATTAAATCTGGTGTAATAATATCAGCTAATAGTGTAATTATTTCTGAAGAAACTTTAAATGAGGCTTTTAATTTATGGTCAGATAAAGAAAAAAATCTTTTTAAAAAGATATTAAAGCAAGGTGGTTTGGTAACTATAAAAGGAGTTAGATATAATATTACTAATGTGGATTCAAATTATGAATCTGAAAATATTTTATCTTGGTTACCTACATCTAGTGATACTTATAGTGAGGAAGAGTAAGATATTTTTATTATATTTAAATTAATGAAGTATTTAGAGGATTGCCCATTATTTATAAAAGGAGAAGAAGATAATGAAAATTATGTAGCTTATATGGATACTGACTCTGTATATGTTGAAGCTGAACCTCTTTTAAGATATCTTCACCCTAATTTTGAAAATATGAATGAAGAAGAAAAAGATAATGCTCTTGAAAGTGTCGCTTTAAAATATCAAGATTTAATTACTGAATATTACTCTGAAATGGCTCTAAATATATTTAATGTTTCATCTCATAGGTTTGAAATGAAAACTGAATGTACTATTAGATCTGCATATTTTAGAGCTACTAGAAGATATGCTCAATGGATATCTAAAAAAGAGGGTATATATAAAGATGAAATGGATATCAAAGGATTGGAATTCATGAAAGCTAATTTTCCTCCAATATTTGGTGAATTTTTTGATAAAATTTTAAATTTAGTTTTGAAAGGTTCTCCTCAATTCGAAATTGATGATTTAATTTTTAATTTTAAAAAAACATCTTTAGGAAAAGAATTAAATTATATTGAATTAGGCAATCCCACTTCAGTAAAAACTCTAGATGATTATATAGCTCAAAAACCGAAACCTGGAGAGATATTTTCATCATTTGCTTCAGGAGCTCCAGCTCCTGTAAAAGCTTCTATTCGATATAATGATTTATTAACATTTTGGGGTTTAGATAAAAAACATTCTAAAATAGTGCAGGGTGATAAAATTAAATGGGTTTATTTTAAACCTAATCCTTATCGAATAGAAGCTCTAGCATTTTTAGATTTTGATTTACCTGATAAAATTAAAGAATTGTTAGATGAATATACTGATAAAACTAAATCATTTGAGTCTATACTTGAAAGTAAATTAGAAGGATTTTATGATGATTTGGGATGGAAATTAAATCTAAATCCTTATTTAACTAAATTTTTTAATTTTGATTAATTAATATATTATGAATAAACAAAAATTACAATCCATTATATCTAAATATTATTTAAATGGGTTAGTGGAATCTACTAAATGGGTAATAAATGATAATATTTTAAATATTAAATTTAATTCTCCTAATAGAGATATGATAGGAGAAATCCAATTTGAGGATATAAATCTACCGGATGCTGAAATAGCAGTTTATGATACTTCCCAATTAGATAAATTAATTGGTATAACAGCAGATGAATTAGATTTAATGTTAATAAAATCGGGGAAAAACTTTAATAAATTAATTATTAATGATAAATCATATGAATTGATATACCCCTTAGCTGATTTATTTTTAATTAAAAATCCCGGTAAAGTAAACGTGAATTCTGAATTTGATATTAAATGTGGTCTAAATTCAGATATAATGTCTTCTATAATTAAAGCTAAAAATGCCATCCAAAATGACTCTATTTCAATTGAATTAGAAGAACAATTAGGAGAGGATAAATCAAAAATAGTTCTTATATTTGGGGATGAAACTAGTAATCATACTAATAAAATTAAATATAAATTAGATGTATTAAATATTAATCCTAATATATCTAAAGAATTTAGTTTACCTTTTAACTCAGAAGTAATTAAATCTATATTAAATTCTAATAAAGATGCTCTTAAATCTTTTATGAGTATAAATACTAATGGATTATTATATTTTGAATTCCATGGAGATGGATGGTACAGTAATTATTACTTAGTAAGAAAAGCTGAAAATTAAAGTTTGGAAAATATTAAAAAAATTATTAAATTAAAGTTATGCCTAAAAAATCTGGTACTTATACCCGTTATCTAAAAGATCCACTTTTAGAGCCCTATTTTATTCAACTTGAAGATTATGGATTTACTATTCATAAAAATATAAAGTCTGATACTAGAGAATATACTCAAAAAATAGGCCATTATCTAAGTTTCCAAAATACAATACAAGCAATTTGTAGAGATAAAGTAATGAGTAATAGTTATAATTCATTAAAAGAATTTTTAAATGAATATAAAAAAGTGATTGACCAATTAAATTTAATACCTAAAATCTAAAATCTAAAAAATATGTTAAAAGCAATTTATAACGCTGTTATTATCCAGCCTATGGAATTAGAAGACACTATGTCAGGTTCCATTATTATCCCAGATATGGGGAATGAAAAAAATAAAACAGGTAAAGTAGTAGATGTGGGGCCAGGAACATACTCAGCTACAGGTGTTTTATTACCAACTGTATTACAACCTGGAGATGTAGTAATTTTACCCACAATGGGATTTACCAAATTTGAATATAAAGGTATTGAATATTGGGTGGGCCCCGAAAATCAAGTGTTAGGAGTTATTAAAAACGAAGAATAAGATATGAAGAAAATTGTAACTGTAGGGCCCGAGGCTCGAAAAAAATTAATTAAAGGTATTGATACTTTAGCAGACGCAGTTGTATCAACATTAGGTCCTAATGGACGTAATGTAGTATACTCACAATTTGGAACTATTCATTCTACTAAAGATGGAGTTTCTATTGCTAAATATATTGATGAATTAGAGGATCCAATTGAAGAAATTGGAGTTAAAATGCTTAAACAAGCCGCTACTAAAACCGCTGATTTAGCAGGGGATGGTACTACTACATCTACCTTATTAGCTAGAGAGATCATTAAACAAAGTATTAAATATCTTAATTATGGAAGTAATGCGGTTGATATTAAGAAAGGATTAGAGGGAGCTACTAATGAGATTATTAGTACCCTAAGAAATTCCCTAAAAGAAGAAATATCATCTGAAGATCAATTAACCCAAATTGCATCTATTTCTGCTAATAATGATAAAGAAATTGGTTATCTAATTTCAGATGCTATTAATAAAGTAGGTAGAGAAGGAGTAGTTACTATTGAAGAATCTCAATCTGGAGAAACTTATTTAGAAGTAGTAGAAGGTATTCAATTTGATAGAGGTTATAAATCTCACCACTTTGTAACTAACACCTCAAATATGACTGCTGTACTTGAAAATTGTTATATTCTAATAGCTGACCGAAAATTTTCAACTGCTAAAGATTTATTACCAATTTTAGAGGCTGTATCTACTACTAATAAATCATTACTTATTATATCAGATGATATTGATGGAGAGGCTTTAGCTACATTAATTGTTAATAAAGTTAGAGGTTCATTGAAAGTAGTTGCAGTTAAAGCACCTGATATCGGAGATCGTAAAAAGTTAATCTTAGAAGATATTGCAGTTTTGACTGGTGGGGTAGTATTTAGTCCTGATAAGGGGATGAAAATTGATAAATTTAGTTGGGATTGGTTAGGACAAGCTCGTAATGTTATTGTGACTAAAGATACTACAACTATTGTTGATGGTAAAGGTCAAGAAGATAAAATTAAACAACGTATTGAAGAATTGCAAAATCAAATTGAGAACTCTAAAACTCCATTTGAACAAGAAAAGTTACAAGAAAGATTAGCTAAATTTATAGGAGGAATAGCAATTATTCATGTAGGGGGAAATACTGAAACTGAAATTAAAGAGAAAAAAGATAGAGTTGAGGATGCTTTATATGCTACTAAAGCTGCTATTGATGAAGGTATTGTTCCTGGGGGCGGTGCTGCTTTAATTCACGCGTGTAAAAACCTAGAAATAGCAGGAGAAAATACAGATGTAACTATTGGTCGTAATATTATTTATCAAGCATGTTCTAAACCATTAGAACAAATATTAACTAACGCAGGTTATAGTATAAATGATATTTATGATATTATTAATGGTGTTTTAAAATCTAAAAATACTTGGAAAGGATTTAATGTGAAAGTATCTAAAATTGTAGATATGAAAGAACAAGGAATTATTGATCCTGTTAAAGTAACTAGAATTGCCCTAGAAAATGCTGTATCAGTAGCTAAAACAGTTTTATTAACTGAATGTGTTGTGACTGAGGTAGTTAAAGAAGGTCAAGATAATAACCCAATGAATATGGGTGGTTTGTTTAATTAAAATATTTTTATTATATTTACACTAGGTGGGTGATTAAAAACCCACCTAGAAATTAAAATTATGAATAAGAAACATAGTATCTTAAACGAAAAATATAGACCTGACACTTTAGAAGGGTATATATGTTCTGAGGAAAATAAAGTTAAATTCCAAGAATATATTGATAAACAAGATATCCCTCATATTTTATTGGCAGGTAAACCTGGTTCAGGTAAAACTACATTAGCTAAAATATTAATAAATAATATTGATTGTGATTATTTATTTTTGAACGCAGTAGATGAAAGAAGTATGGATGTTATGAGGGATAAAGTTAAAGCATTTGCGGCAGCAGGTTCATTTAAACCTCTTAAAATCATTGTATTAGATGAGTGTTTGGATGAAAATACTCTAGTTACAGTCCTTAGAAAAGGTGAGATTTGTAAAATTCCTATTAAAGACTTAGATGATAAGAATGATTTAGTTAAATCCTATAATGAAGAAACAAAAGAAATCCAATGGATGCCTTTTGACTTATTTGATAAAGGAAAACAAGATTGTTATGAACTTGAATTTGAGAATGGAGAAAAGGTTGTATGTACCGAGTCTCATAAATGGTATATTGAAGATGAATATGGTAAACCTCTAGTAGTAACTACTAAAGAAACCATTGAAAAGGGTTATATTTTGACTGTATAAAAATATCGAATATACTCATTTAGTTCAATCTTTTCAAGATTGGATATATTTATAATAAATGGTAAACTTAAATGAAATAAAATTAAATTTAGAAACCTATCATTACCCATGGATAAATCTGATTAATGGGAGAGTCTTTGATAATAGGAATTTATTATTACAAGATTTAAAAAAATATTTATCCAAGGATGAATATAAATTCATATATCCTACAAAATATGTTTTTATTAAGAATTATGAGATTCAAGATATCATTAATAATTCTAATATTATTAATGGAAAAATACTTTCACCATTAGATGGAAAATTTTATAATTTTAATAATATCTTGATACATTTTTCTCGTTTTTTTAATGATAAAGATAAAGTTCATGTTTTATATGAAATTTTTAAAGCTCATAATTTAGTTCCTAAATGTCTTTATTTTAATTCTTTACTAGAAGTTGAGGATATTAGATATGGAAGAAAAGCTAAAACTAAACATCCTGATAATATATGTTTTAATAAATATAGTTATAAAATATCTTCCCAAGATTATAATGAGATTCATTCATCCTATTTAAAATCCGAAGAAGTAATAACAAAACGTATTAAAAATAAAAAAGAATTTTTAAAAGATGAGTTTAAAAGGAATAAATGGATTGAAAAAACTAAAAATACTCATAAGAATTTAGATAGACCTTGGATATATAATATGAGTGATGAAGATAGAAAAATAAAAAACGCTAAATCCTCAGAATCCCAAAAAAGGAATATTTTAGAAGGAAAATTTAATCCTCAAAATAATTATAGAACTAAAAGAAGAATTGAGTTATTGAGAGATGGTAAAATATTTTATTTACGAAGTAGTTGGGAGGTTTGCTTTTTTATATCTCATCCTAATTTAGAGTATGAAAGTTTAAGAATAAAATATAATACTTTAGGAGAGAATAAAATATATATTCCTGATTTTATAGATGCCTCAAATAAAATTATATATGAATTAAAACCTAAAAGGCAGTATATAAGTCAAAAAGATAAAATGAATGGAGCAATAAAATGGTGTATTGAGAATGGTTATAAATTTATTTGGGTTAATGAATATAATATTCTAAAATATATTGACCCTATTATTTGTTCTCATGAAGATTATTTATTATATTACAATAAAATGTTAAAAGGAGTCATTAAATAATGATAAAATTAAAAATAAAATCAGTCAAAAAATTAGAAGACAAAAAGAATGTATATGATCTTACAGTAAGTACTAATCATAATTTCTTTATAGGAGATAAAAATGAAATATTAACTCATAATTGTACCCATGTACTTCAAGCGAGTCAAGTAATATTACTTAATATGATGGAGACCTTTAGTTTAAATACTAGATTCATTCTAACAGGAAATTACCCAGAGAGATTAATTGAACCACTTAGAAGTAGATGTCAAGAATTTAATTTGGAACCTCCTTCAAAAAAAGAAATAGCACTTCACATTGATAATATCCTTAATACTGAAGGTATTAAACATACCGAGAATGATGTGATATATTTAGTTAAAAAATTCTATCCTGACTTCAGGAGAATGATTAATGCTTGTCAAAAATATACAGTAGACGGTAAAATTAAATTAGATTCAAGTGTTGAGACTTTATCTAATTATAAAGAAGCAATATTAAAAATCTTATCTAAACCTGATTCTAAATCTTTAACTAATATCAGACAAATTCTAGCGGATGCTGATTTAAATGATTATGATGAAATTTATAGATTTTTATTTGATAACCTCAAAAGTTTTACTCAAGATAAAGAAGGGTTAATTATTATTAAATTAGAAGAATATTTATATCATTCACAAACTCGAGTAGACAAAGAAATTAATTTTTGTGCTTTTATAGCAAGTATATTAAACATTTTAAAATAAAAAATATGGAACCAGGAATGCAAGCCAATGTTAGTTTAACTAACACAATCAAAATTTTAACCCCAAGTGGTAATGATGTAGTTAGCGAGGGATTTATCCTTCGTAGAGTGTCTAAATTTTTAACAGGAACATCAGAGGATGGAATTATTCCTATTCCTTGTTTTTATGACATTATGACAGGTGAAATTTTAACTGAACTCCTTCCCAAAGAGATCAGAGCAGAATATGAAAGAGAAAAAATTTAGTATTTTTGATTGGGTAAAAGAAGTAACATATAATAAAACCCCATGGGAAAACTTTACAGATGAGCAAAAAAGTACTTTAAATATATTTATGCTTAATAGAATTTTAAGTATGAATATTAATTATTTAGAATTAGTAAATTATTTACAAACTATTCCTTATCAATCAATTGAAAGTTATTATAAAATATATGTTGATCTTTTACCCAAGAAAAGTATTTTTAATAAGTATATCAAGTCTGAAAAAGATAATATTAAACCTGAATTACTTACATTATTAGCTTCATATTTTGAATGTGGGACTAGGGAAATTCGAGATTATTTAGATTTTTTAGATAAAAATGAATTAATAGAGATTCTCACACAAATGGGTAAAAATGAAAAAGAAATTAAGAATTTATTAAAGAAATGAAAGATAAAATAACTGAATCCGTAATTAATGATCTTCTTTCTAGAAGTTCAAGAGGTATTAATAAATATAACACCACATTAGATCAAAATAATAAAGATGATTTCATGCAACATTTATATGAAGAATTATTAGATGCTGCCCAGTATATTAAAAAAGAACAATCCATTATTCCTGAAATTCAAGAGTTAATTAATAATTATCCCAATGATTCAGATTTAGGGAAAGTTATAAGAGAAAAATATAAAATGTAATGAAAAAATCTATACCTCAAATAGTTAAAGAGATTAAAAATTTTAAACCTCCCAATCTTGAATATGCTTACCAAAAACAAATCTCTTTTAGTCAATTTTCTATATACCACCAATGCCCCCATAGATGGGCGGTTGCTTACAGAGATGGAAATTTTATTAGTGAATCCTCTATTAATACTACATTTGGAACAGCTATCCATAATATTATACAAAAATATCTCTCAGTAGTATATGAAAAAAGTGGAGCTGAAGCTGATAGAATGGATTTAGAAGAACTATTTGAGGATGAATTAAAAACTCAATATAGAATTGATTATGAAAAAAATGGAAAAAAACATTTTTCTAATTCTGAAGAATTAAATGAGTTTTATGAGGATGGTTTAGAAATTTTAAAATATCTTAAGAAGAATCGAAAAAATTATTTTGATCAAAAAGGAGTACATTTTATCGGAGCTGAAATTCCTTTGATGCTAGCCCCCAATCCTAAATATAATAATGTCATATATAAGGGATATCTAGATTTGATTTTTTATTATGAAAAATCTAACATTATAAAAATTATAGATATTAAAACTAGTACTAGAGGATGGAGAGATTATGAAAAGAAAGATCCTATAAAAACCTCACAATTATTATTATATAAGAAATTCCTATCAGATTTATTTAATTTTCCTATTGATAATATTAGTATTGAGTATTTAATTCTTAAACGTAAATTACCTGAAACTACTGAATTTCATATTAAACGTTTTCAAACATTTACCCCATCTGATGGTAAAACATCTATAAATAAAGCAATAAAAAATCTAGATAATTTTATTAGCGATGTTTTTAATAGAGACGGGACTTTCATATTAAATAAAGAATATGAAAAACTACCAAGTAAGTTTAATTGTGGGTATTGCCCCTTTTCAAAATCTCCTCTTTGTGGGAGTGCTATTTTAGAATAAAATTTAAATATTTATATATAAATATACTGTTATGAATAAAAACGAAACACACACCACTAGTGTCAAATTATCAAAAGATTTATTTGACCAATTTAAAATCACTTCTATTAAGTATAAATTTACTTTTCAAAAATTAGCTGAAAGGTGTACACATTTATATTTAACTGATCTTGAATTTAGAAAATTAATTAATAACCATACAAATCTAGAATTAAAAGAAGATAACTAAATTTGGATATATAAAAAAGATTTTATATATTATAGATATGAATAAAAATGGTTATATTCCTCGTGAACAGCGAAAAAAAATACTCTTAATAACTGATGATATTAGAATGCCATCAGGAGTAGGAACTGTAGGAAAGGAAATTGTTATAGGAACTGCCCATAGATATAATTGGGCTGTTATTGGAGGGGCTATAAACCACCCAGATCTAGGCAAAAGATTTATTTTAGATCAAGATACTAATATAAATGCTGGTATTGAAGATTCAAGTGTAGTTTTATATCCTTCTAATGGTTATGGTGACCCCTCTGTATTAAGAACTATTATCAAAATGGAGAATCCAGATGCGATTTTCTTAATTACAGATCCAAGATATTTTATTTGGTTATTTAATATGGAAAATGAAATCCGTACAAAAATTCCTATTGTATATCTCAATATATGGGATGATCTACCTGCTCCTTTATGGAATAAACCTTTCTATGAAAGTTGTGATGCTTTATTAGGGATTTCAAAACAAACAGTTAATATCAATAAATTAGTTTTAGGTGATGAGGCTAAAAATAAAATTATAGATTATGTACCTCATGGTTTAAATTCTGAAATTTTTAGACCTTTAGATGAAACTGAGGAGCAATCTAAATCTTTTATTGAATTTAAAAACAGAATTTTTAAAAATAAAGATTATGAATTTGTAGTATTTTTTAATTCACGTAATATTAGAAGAAAACAAATCCCTGATACAATCTTAGCATTTAAAGTATTCTATAATTCATTACCAGCTGATAAAGCTAAAAAATGTGCTTTATTATTACATACTGAACTAGTATCAGAACATGGTACGGATTTAGATGTTATACTTAAAGATTTGGCTCCTGAATTACGTTCAAATGTAATAGTGACTAATTCTAAATTTAATTCAACTGAAATGAATTATCTTTATAATATGTCTGATGTTCAAATTTTATTAACATCTAATGAAGGTTGGGGATTGTCTTTAACTGAAGCTTTATTAACCGGATTACCTATTATAGGAAATGTAACAGGTGGAATTCAGGACCAAATGAGATTTGAAGATGAATCAGGAAATTGGATTGAATTTAATGCTGATTTTCCTTCCAATCATAGAGGTACTTATTTAAAATGTAGTAAATGGGCTTTTCCAGTATTTCCACGTAGTTTATCTATTCAAGGTTCTCCTCCAACACCTTATATTTTTGATGATAGATGTTCATGGGAAGATGCGGCTAGTAAAATTAGTATAGTTTATAATATCCCTAAAGAACAAAGAAAAGAATTAGGTTTAAAAGGTAGAGAATGGGCTATTAGTGATGAAGCAGGTTTCACCCAACAACATCAAGCACAAAGAATAATTAAAAACCTTGATAAATTATTTGATACTTGGAAGCCTCGAGTTAAATATGAATTAATAAATGCTACTAAATATTCTAGACCCACATTAAACCATAAATTGATTTATTAATATGAATAAAAATACATTTTTTATAAGTTGCCCCATTGATTGTTATTCAGGATATTCAAGTAGATCTCGTGATTTAGTTAAAGCTATAATTGAATCTGATAAATATGATGTTAAAATTATTCCTCAAAGGTGGGGGGATACACCTTGGGGTTTTATTGATGATAATCCTGAATGGAGTTTTTTAAAAGATTATATCTATCCTCATCCTAACTTGCAAGAACAGCCTGATATTTGGATGCAAATAACAGTACCTAACGAATTTATACCCATAGGTAAATTTAGCATAGGATGTACCGCAGGAATGGAAACTACTTTAGTAGATGGTTCTTGGGTTGAAGGAGTTAATAGAATGGATTTGACTTTAGTATCATCCAAGCATTCTAAAACTTCATTCATGAACTCAATTTATCAAAAACAAAATGTAGGTGAAATTAAAGTAAATAAACCTATTGAAGTATTATTTGAGGGATGTGATATTGATATTTATAAAGTATTAGATAAACTGCCTAATATTGATTTAGTAAAAGATTTGAATTCAATTCAAGAATCGTTTTGTTATTTATATGTAGGTCATTGGTTGAAAGGAGATTTTGGTGAAGATAGAAAAAATACTAGTTTATTAGTTAAGTTATTTTTAGAAACTTTTAAAAATAAAACTAAAAAACCCGCATTAATACTTAAAACAAGTCAAGGTACTAGTTCTTATATAAGTAAACATCAAATTTTAAATATTATTGATGCTATTAAAGAATCTACCAATTCAAATAATTTACCTAATATTTATTTACTTCATGGAGAATTTTCAGATGAAGAAATGAATGTATTGTATAATCATCCTAAAGTTAAAGCCATGGTTAATTTAACTAAAGGTGAAGGATTTGGAAGACCTTTATTGGAATTTAGTCTAGTTAAAAAACCAATCATAACAACTAATTGGTCTGGGCATTTAGATTTCTTAAATCTTGATTACACAACTTTACTACCAGGAACTCTAACTAAAGTTCACCCTAGCGCTGTAGTACCTAATATGATTTTACCTGAAAGTTCTTGGTTTACAGTTAATAATGGAACAGCTGCATATTATCTTAAAGATGTTTTCGAGAATTATAAGAACTATGAGATTAATGCCAAGAGGCAAGCCCGACATAGTAAAGAGAATTTTACATGGGAACATATGTCAACTAAATTAGAATCGATTTTAGATAAATACATCCCAGATTTACCTAAAAAAATTGAATTAAAACTTCCTTCTCTTCCAAAATTAGAATTACCTAAATTAAATATTAAGAAAAATGATGCCTAAAGATCAAATAAACATTTGCACTAGATGTTCTTCTGATGCATGTTATATTCAAGAAGTTAATAACGTTACTCTAAAATCCTGTTATGGATGTGGTTTCCAAACCACATCCGAATGGGTTAGAGACTCAGAATTAGTAAATCATATGTTAGAGACTTTTCCTAACTTATATAAGGAATTAGCGGGTGAAGATGAAAATGGTCATATTTGGTTTCCTACTACAGTAAATTTACCTGATAAAGGTATGGTTTTTGTTGATGGAAGTTCTGAATCACCTTCTTGGGCTGCTGTTAAAGCTATACCAATGTCTGAAACTGAAAAGATAAAATTTGAAAAGAAAGGAAAAACCTATAAATTTAAAATGGATATGGTAAATATTAAATATTACCCATTTGAGAAAGGTTTTATGGATGCTTTAGAATATATTGGATTATTTGAAGAAGATAAACATGAAAATTGATTATGCTTTAACATTATGTAATGAAGAAGAGGAAATTAAGAAATTAATTCCTTTTCTTCTAAAACATAAACGATCTGAAGATGAAATATATATTTTATTAGATAAACCTAAATGCTCTTTTTCTTTATTAGAATATTTATATGAACTTTCATCCTCAAATATTATTACTTTAAAAGAAAGTGCTTTTAATGGTAATTTTGCAGATTGGAAAAATGAACTGATAGGAATGACTAAGGGAGATTATATATTTAATATTGACCCAGATGAAATTCCCCATGAATATTTAATTACTAATTTACATTTACTACTTGAACAAAACCCCACAATAGATTTATTCATAGTACCCCGTATCAATACTGTTGAAGGTATAAGTGAAGATCATCTAAAAAATTGGAGGTGGTCTATAAATAAAAATAATTGGATAAACTTTCCTGACTTCCAATCTCGTATATTTAAACGTTCAGATAATATTAAATGGGAAGGTAAAGTACATGAAAAAATTATGGGTGTTAAGAATTATACTTTTCTACCTGAGTTGGAACATTGGTGTTTATATCATCCCAAAACTATAGAAAAACAAGAAAAACAAAATAATTTATATAATGAGATATCAAAATAATTTAAACGACCCTGAAGTAATTAGAAATTTAAATAGTGAAGTAAAAAGATATGATATTATCAATTATTTGATTGATAAATATAATTTAGTAAACTATTTAGAAATAGGAGTATTCCAAGGAGAGAATATTCGGAAAATAAAAGCTCCTCATAAAGATGGAGTAGACCCTGGAGTTGAAGGATATGTAGTCCCTGAAGTAAATTATCCCATGACCTCAGATGCTTTTTTTGAATTAATTAAAGGGCATGATGAAATTAAATATGATATTATTTTTATAGATGGTTTACATCATGCTGATCAAGTTGAGAAAGATATAAAAAACGCTTTAGACCACATTGTTGAAGGGGGTTTTATTATTTTACATGACTGTAATCCAGTTAGTTATGAAGCACAATTAGTACCTAGGCAAACCATTGCTTGGAATGGTGATGTATGGTTGGCATTTGTCGATTTTAAATATTCTTACCCAAACATGGAATGCTGTGTAGTAGATACTGATTTTGGTGTTGGTGTTATTAAAATAGGAAATAAACAAATCAATTTATTAAAAAGAATCTGGGATTGGGGTTATTTTGAATCAAATAAAAAACAACTACTTAATTTAATCACTTGGGATGAATTTAAAACAACTCATTAATAAATCCGTTTATGGTATAATAGGTTATATTTCATCTCAAGAGGATTTAGACCTATTAGAACAATATATCCTTTACAACTTACCAGTTTTAAAAGAATTTAAACAAGTAATTGTTACCACTAATTATAGTAGTGGTAGATCTTATCCCTCATACCAAACTCAAAATAAAAAATTATGGAAAAAGTATTTTCCTGATTGTATTATTTTAGATTCTGTAGTAAATAGAGGTCATAATTTTGGAACAGCTGATTTAGATAATCTAATATTTGAGTATTGTAAAGAAAATAATATAGAATGGCTTTGTAAGGGGGCAAATGATATGATTTTTGAAGAATCAATTTTAAATAAAGAGATTGATGAAGCTGATTTTTATTATTTGAATGGAATTGGATATGGTGGAATGATTAAATATGATTTTGATTTTAATAGAATCATAAATGAAGATTTTTATCCTCAAACTAATTTTTATTTTATAAATATATCTAAAATAGATTATATAAACAATAAATTTTATTTAAACGAAACATATGAATATATTCAATCTATTCCCAATTATAATGGAAAAATATGGGAATATATTAATGGATGGTCTTGTGAAAGTTTCTTAAAAGAATGTATTCAAAGAAATAAACTTTCTAAATATCACCTACTCCCTATAGAAAAATATTATACCTTATTACAATTAATAAAATCTCAAAACATTCATGATTCAAGCCATAAAAATATAATGGCTGAAGGAATATGTCATTTTCAATTTCCTAATCAAACAATAATAAAAATATGAATTTAAATGAGTTATTTAATAAATACCAATCCGATAAAGGAGATGGAGTTACTGTAAGACATAATTATGCTTACTTTTATGAAAAATTTCTTGAAAATAAACGAAATGAAATTAAATTAATATTGGAAATAGGAATATGTGGGGGTAAATCCTTAAAAGCATGGTATGATTATTTTCCTAATGCTATTATTATAGGTTTAGATATAGATGATAAATCTATATATAATAATGATAGAACTTTTACATTTAAATTAGACCAATCGAATCATACTCAACTAGAACATTTTGTTAAAGAATGTGTTAAAAATGGGTATAAATTTGATTTTATCATTGATGATGGAAGTCATCAAATGGCTGATCAACAACTTACTTTAGGATATTTTTTCCCTATTTTAAAATCAGGTGGGGTATATTTTTTAGAGGATTTACATACATCTTTAGTTGATAATGGTTTTTTTCTTTATGGAAAACCTATAGAAATTTATAACAATAGATCTAATACTACTTTATATTATTTAATGGAATCCATGTCTAGTATTTATTTAAATGAAGATCAAAATAAATACCTTCAAGAGAATATTAATACTATTGATATACATAATCAATTCAACATATATCAAGAACCTTGGTTTAAATATAGAAGTATAACTTCAGCTATAACTAAAAAATGAAAAAAATGAAAATAATTCAAATAGGAGCCAATAATGGAAAAAATAATGTTTTTGAATTTATTAAAGAAAATCAAAAATCTTTAGAGTTAGTAATATTAATAGAACCCATACCTTTTATTATTGATGAATTGAAATCCCAATATAAAGATATAAATAATGTTATAATAGAAAATATAGCTATAACTGATGATGAAAATCTTAACCAAATGATTTTATATTATTTAGGAAATAGTAATTATGAAGTAAGCTCATTTAGTAAGAGTCATGTAATAACTCATAAACCTCCAGGTTCATCTTTTCCTTTAGAATCATTAGAAGTTTCTTGTTTAACTATTAATAAGATTATGACTAAATATAATTTAGAAGTGATAGATTATTTATTTATAGATACTGAAGGATTAGATGTTCATATAATAGCTAGTATTGATTTTACAAAATATAAAATTAAAAATATCATATTTGAAACGGTCCATACTGATGGAGCGTTCAATAGAGGTGAAAATTTTAGTGAAATATGTAATTATTTAAATCAATTAGGATATAATTTATCAAATATAGATCAATCAAATATAAAAGCTAGTCTATGAAAATAATCTATAGAATATCTGATGCAGGTTATAATAAAGTAAAACCAGCATATATACATAATAGTGCTTGTTTAAAAAACTTTTGTAAGGTCTTTTTTGACCATATATCTGATATAAGGATAATTGCAGATAATTGTAGTGAAAAAACTATAGATATGATTAAATATTATATTGATCCAATATATATTGAAAAGGTATCTATAGGTCATGGTGCGGGGACATTTAACTTAGCTTTAGATAAGGCTTTAAAATTAAATGATGATGAGATTGTTTATTTTGTAGAAAATGATTACCTCCATCTACCCGATTCATCTAAAATATTAAAGGAAGGGTTTGAATTAGGAGCATCATTTGTTTCTCTTTATGACCATCCAGATAAATATATAGACCCATCTCAAGGTGGAAATCCTTATTGTTTAGGAGGAGCTGAAGATACTAGGGTATATTTAACTAAATCATGTCATTGGAAAATCACAAATAGTACAACAATGACATTCGCCTCTAAAGTATCCACTTTAAAAAGAACTGAATATATTATGAGAAAACATACTCAAGGAACTTATCCTAATGATTTTCAAATGTTTTTAGAATTAAGAGAGAATAATGAATTATTAATAACCCCCATACCGGGTTATTCAACTCATGGAGAATTAGCTTGGTTATCACCTTTAATAAATTGGAGTCAAATATGATAAGTTTAATTATACCCACATACAGAAATCCTGATTATTTAGACATTTGTTTAAAATCAGCAATTGAAAATCAGGTAAATAAAAATGAGATTATAGTAGCGGTTGATGGTTTTATAGAAGAAAGTCAATCTATATTAGATAAATATAGAGATTATATTAAGATTTTAGATTTAGAAGTTAATAGAGGAATGCAAACCGCCCTTAATTTGGCAGTTATGAATGCCAATAATGAATGTTTAGTTATTATTAACGATGATAATGTATTATGTAAAAATTGGGATATTGAAATTTTAAATCAATTCAAAGACGAATCAGTATTCACTATAAATCAAATCGAACCTGAAGGGCCAGGAATTTTTAATTTCCATGTTAAAGATTTAGGAAAACATCCTAAAGAATTTAGGTATGATGAATTTTTAGAATACGAATTAAAAATAAGAACTGATTCTTTAACCCCAGACGGAGGAATTTTCCCCTTTGTTATATCAAAGAAAAATTATATGATTGTGGGAGGGTTTGATACTATATATCAATCACCCTTTATATGTGATTGGGATTTTTTTCTTAAATTAGATTTAATGGGAGTTAACTTTTACAGAATTTATAATTTAAATTTTTATCATTTTGGGAGTGCCGCTACCAAAAATGGAAAAGAAGGAGATAAATTTAAACAAACTGAACATCCCGCAGCCCAAACATTTATATATAAATGGGGTATAGCCCCTCAATTATTTGAAAATAATAGCCATAGACCTAAAGGAAATTTTATAAAAGGAATTAAATTTTAAAAATGAAACAAACTATATTAATTACAGGAGTAGCAGGTTTATTAGGAAGTAGATTTGCAGATTGGATAATCCAAAACCACCCAGAATGTGAAGTTATAGGGATAGATGATTTAAGTGGGGGATATTTAGAAAACATACACCCAAAAGTAATATTCTATAATAATAATTTAGTAAAAGATGATTTAAATTCAATTTTTAAATCTCATAAACCTGATTATGTATATCATTTTGCAGCATATGCTGCGGAGGGGTTATCTCCTTTTATAAGAACTTATAATTATGATAATAATTTAAGAGCTACAGCTTCAATAGTTAATGAATGTATTAAACATAATATAAAACGTTTAATATTTACCTCAACTTTAGCAGTTTATGGTCATGGTAATGGTGGGGTATTTGATGAAAATCAAATTCCTAAACCTATAGATCCGTATGGGGTAGCTAAATATGCTTGTGAAATGGATATTCAAATAGCTGGAGAACAACATAATTTAGATTGGTGTATAATAAGACCTCATAATGTATATGGAATTAAACAAAATATTTGGGATAAATATCGTAATGTGTTAGGGATTTGGATGTATCAATATATGAATAATGAACCTATGACTATTTTTGGTGATGGGAATCAAACTCGAGCTTTTAGTTATATAGACGATATTTTATATCCTTTATGGAATGCCTCAATTTTACCTCAAGCCTCTAAAGAAATTATTAATTTAGGAGGGATACAAGAATTTTCAATTAATGAAGCTAATAAAATTCTAAGAGAAGTTATTGGGGGAGGGGAAGTAATTTATAAAGAAGAAAGACATGAAGTTAAACATTCTATACCTACATTTCAAAAATCTATAGATATTTTAGATTTTAAACATAAAACTGATTTAAAAGAAGGATTAACTCATATGTGGGAATGGGCTAAATTACAACCTGTAAGGAATAGATTTATTTGGTCTAATTATGAATTAGATAAAGGAATATATAGTTTTTGGAACAATAATTAAAATATAAACATGCCTCAAAAAACACCATTAAAACTAGATATTAAACTTCCAGAACATCCTTTAGATGAGAATTTAGCATTACCTGAAGATTATTGCCAATTACTTTTAGAGAATGCTCTGGGGTTATTAAAAGAAAGTATCAATAAGAAAAAGAAAAAATGTATTTTATTTGAAATAATAAATTATGATTATAAAGTTGTAGTAAAACAAAATCAATTTATTAATATTTTAAATAAAGGAATTGAATATTATGAAAAAATAGAAGATTTTGAAAAATGTTCTGAGTTAAATAAATTAAAAAATAAGCTAAATGAGAGATAAATATATTTTTAAAAAATTATTTTTAAATATATTAGGGGCTGAAGTTGAAATTCAGGGAGTAACTGTATCTGAAGAAGAAAAAGAGAAACGTCTGTTTATTAGATTTTTAGATTCATTTCAAGAATGTGTGGTTAGGGTAAAAGAATTAGAAGAAAAATTTAGTTTACCTTTATCTATATGGGATCTAAAATATATTCAAACTATAGAATTACTTTTAGAATATTCTTTAGATGATTATATCATAGATGCTATATCTTGGTATATTTATGATTATCCATTTTTAGAAGAAAAAGATAGATATATTAAAGAAGTTGATGGAGATCCAATTCCTATAAGAAATAGTGAAGATTTTTACAATTTTATTTGGCATTTACAAAATGGTTAACTATATTTATGTCTTGAAAAATTAAATAATTAAATGAAACAAAATGTGAACTGCCTTGGATGTGGTGAGCCTATCCATCCTAAACGACTTGAAATTTTACCTAAAACTAAACACTGTGTTAAATGTTCTGAGACGGGTAAAAAACGTGGAGTTACCGTTCAATTAGGTGAAGAAGATCATACATATAATGATATTGTAATTATGGAAGAGGATCAATTTTTCCGTTATCTTTCTCAAGAAAAAATGCACATTATTAATGAGAGTAAAGCCGAAATCCAAAACTTTGATTCAGATATTACAGATCTTAGAATAGTTAATATTGAAAATTTAAATCAAGATTTTATTGAGTAATGCCTTCACCTAAACCTTTAACTAAAGAACAGATTTTATATGGTATGTCTCATACATTATCTAATAGAGCATGTGCCCGGTTTCTTAATGTAGGATATACCCATTATAAAAGATATGCTAAAATGTATAAAAATGAAGAGGGTGTATCTTTATTTGATGTCCATAAAAACCCTTCAGGAAAAGGTATTAGAAAATGGTTAGGTAATACAGGTAGAGTTCCTCCCTTATTAGACCTTATAAATGGTATAATCCCAGTAACTAGTTTTTCCCCTGAAAAGGTTAAACGTAGATTATTTGCTGAGGGGTATTTAAGGGAGGAATGTTATATTTGTAAATTCTCTGAAAGAAGAGTTTTAGATTATAAAATTCCTTTACTATTACATTTCAAAGATAAAAATAAGAAAAACTATAGGTTAGATAACTTACAAGTATTATGTTATAACCATTATTTCTTATTAGTTGAAGATGTATTTAAAGCTAATGAAATTGCTCAAATTGAAGATTCAGTTCCTAAAAATAATACAACTGAACTTATTAATTGGGAATTAGATGAATACCATTTAAGTAGATTACAAGAGTTAGGATTATATGAAATCCCTAAACCAGAAGATGATGGTTCTGATTTGATATCTAGGATTTGATTTATATATTTATCAAAGAAATGAAACATAAAAAACATGATGAAATTTTGAATAATTATTCAAATACCAAGGCTAAACATTTAGAAAAATTAGCTTCTAAAATGTTGGATAATCAAGAAAAATTAGATAAATTACGTGATAAAAAATCAAAAGGAAAATTTTTAAAATATTTTTAATGGTTACTTTTAAATACGATAATCCCAGACAATTTGTAGAAGATCTTAAAAATAATCCTAAAATTCTAACTGAATTGACTATGGATGTTATTAGAAATAAATCTGAGGATAAATCTAAAATTATCCTAGCTCAAGTACATTTTGATTCAGGAGAAATATTAGATATAAATTTTAATCTAACTAAGGAAAATATAGTTTTGACTCTCGAAAAGAATTTATTAATTTATGAGGAGATTGAAGAATATGAAACATGTTCTGAAATTGTATCTTTGATTGATAAATTTAAAAATTAAAAAAATGTTTTACCATTACAATAAAAGTACCCTAAAATTAACTAAAATACCTTTAAAGTATTTAATTGCAATTGCATTATCAATTTTATTGATTTCATTAGGTGTAGGTTTTGTTCTAAAGAAAAAAGAAACCCATACTCAAATTGCTAAGATTAATATTGAAAATAAACCTGAATTTACTGAGGATAGTTTAATTAATTTATTAAAATCCTTAAACATTAAATTTCCTCATATTGTTTTGGCTCAATCTAAAATTGAAACAGGTCATTTTAAATCTAAAATATTTTTAGAAAATCATAATTTGTTTGGTATGAAACATGCTCGTCAACGAGCAAGTACCGCTAAAGGAACGCAATATAACCATGCTTATTATGATAGTTGGGTATTATCTGTATACGATTATGCCTTGTATAGTTGCAGGTATTTAAGCGGTTTTAAAAATGAAACTGAGTGTTTAGAATATCTAAAAAATACCTATGCTGAAGATCCAAATTATGTGAATAAAATTAAATCAATTGTTAAAAAAGAAAATCTAAAAATTAAATTTTAAAAACATGAGTAAAAGTAGTGCTAAACAAAGAGCCCAAGTTGTGACTGAATGGTATCAATGGTTAAACAAAACTTATGATCGTAAACCTAAGAAACCAAAATTTATAGTTATTGATGAATTGGAAGAAGAAATGTTAGAAACACATGAATATAAACCTAAATTCATTCGTTAAATATCTTGAAAATACTCCTGATGAATATTTAATACAGGTATGTGTATTAAATCCTAGAATGATGATTTATATATGTTTAGGGTATGCTATAGAATATCAATTAGTAGTAGAAGAAAAGAAAGATTTGGCTTCCCTGAAATAGATATATAAATTTAGATCTGTAAATAATAAGATAATATGGCTTTGTGGGAATTTTCAAATTTGAATAAATACAATTCAGTTCACACCCGATTGATTTCAATGAGTGAATCTGATATAAATAGTCTAAATTTAGAAAATTTTGGGGTGTGTATAGTTAAAAGATTTAAATATAAACACACCCATCACATAGCCCCTATGTTGTTTACTAATGAGAATGGTAAATGGATCTTACCCACATGGACTCCAGTTCATAAAGATACTCTCATGGAGGATATTGAATGGGTTATAGAAATTAAAAATGAACCAAAAATTGAATCTGATGTTTGGAAATTTAAATCATCTTCAGATGAAAGTATAATTTATACAGTTCGTAAGATAGGTTTAACATACAAATGTGACTGCCCTGGAAGTTGGAGAGCTAAAGGAAAAGAATGTAAACATCTTAAGCTTGTAAAAGAAGGTTTGGCCTCTTAAAAATACAATGTTATATTTATGTATTAAGAATTTAAAGATGGCACGCACCACAGATACTTACGGAAAAGCACCAGTTGTAGTAGTTTTCAAACCTACATCAAGATCTAAACAAATTAAAATCAAAGTTCTTAAAAATTATATAATCGATTTTGTACTAAATGATTCCAATAAAATACCAGGTATTCCTGATACCGCTGAGTTTTTAGAAGTAGGAGTAGGAAAATCTCTTGTAAAAGAATATAAAATTAAATATAATAAATAAAAATATGGGAAAATTAATTTTGTTAGTGGTTATACCCACTCTAGTTGTTGTTCTATTCTCTTGGACTATGTATAGATTAGTCCAAGCAGGTACTAAAGAATCCATAAATGATTTGAAAAAATCAATGGATGAAAATATGAGAATGATTAATGAAGTTAAACAGTTGGATAAAGAAGTTAAAGAAAAGTATTTTGATCAAAAACAATAAACAAAAAAAAAAGTTATGAAACTAAAAATTACCGCAATCGTGTTGGGTTTGTTTGCCCTAATGTTTATTTTTACCACCCCTCGTTTGGTTGAGGATGTTGATGCTGGTGAAATTGTTGTAGTGCAAGATCCATTTGATGGTGAAATGCACATCTATAAAGAGCCAGGTGTGATCTTCCAATCATATGGTAAAGCCACTCATTATAAGAAATCCAATCAATTTTGGTTTTCATCTCCAAATCCTCAAGATGATCAAGATCGATCTATTTCAGTAAAATGGAATGATGGGGGTCATGCTAAATTATCTGGATCTGTTAGATATGATATGCCTTTAGATGATAAACAGATTCTAAAATTACACTCTATTTTTGGCTCTCAAGAAGCTTTGGAAACATCATTAATTAAAACTAATGTGGAAAAAGCTATCTATATGACAGGCCCATTAATGTCTTCAAAAGAATCCTATGCGGAAAAACGAAATGATTTGATTTTTTATATTGAAGATCAAGCATCTAGGGGAGTATATAAAACTCGTCAAAAGGAATCTAAAGAAGTTGATCCTTTAACTAACGAAGAAAAAGTTATTACTAGGGTTGAGATTATGGAAAAATCACCAGGCCAACCAATTAGACAAGAAGTATCACCTATCACTCTAAATGGAATTAAATTATATAACATTTCAATTAATGGAATCCATTATGACAAAAATGTAGAAAAACAAATTCAAACCCAGCAAAACGCTATTATGAATGTTCAAACTGCTATAGCAAATGCTAAGAAAGCTGAACAAGATGCTATTACAATTTCTAAGCAAGGTGAAGCTAGAGCAGCTCAAGCTAAATGGGATCAAGAGGTAATTAAAGCTAAAATGATTACTGAAGCTGAACAAAGGAATAAAGTGGCAACTTTAGATGTTCAAACCGCTGAGCTTAATAAACGAAAAGAAATCTTAGAAGGTGAAGGTATCGCAGCCAAGAAAAGATTGGTTATGCAAGCTGACGGCGCTTTAGATCAGAAATTAGCTGCTTATAAAGAAGTACAAAAATATTGGGCCAACGCATTTGCAACTCACCAACATAGTACAGTTCCACAAATTATGTCAGGAGGTTCACCTCAAAATGGAGCTGTTAATTTTATGGAAATGATGGGAGCTAAAGCCGCTAAGGATTTGAGTTTAGATCTATCAAATAAAAAATAAAAATTAAACATATTAAAATTGAGGGTTTATATTTTCTAAACCCTCTTTTTTGGTTTATTTAAAAATCTTTAGTATATTTAGGATATGAAACAAGTAGGAATTTTAACCAATACATTCAAACAAGCAAAAAAAGCATTATTAAAAGAAGATAAAGAATTAGCCCGAGATTACCTTGATACAGGAATCGCTATTATAGCTAATTATTATCTTTTAGATAATTTGAAACCTAGTGATAAAATTGAAAAGACTACACTAGATATTTGGATGGAAAGATTTTGGTACCAATTAGAAATTAATGACTTAATGCTTTAAAATATGTCAGAGAAAAAAGGTAATTTAATTAAACTACATTATGATTTCAATGAAGCATTTTCATGTGAAATCTATCTTGATTCTATAGATAAATGGGTTAGATTAACTCCTCGTGAATTTAGAAGTTATGTAGGTAAAAGAAGAATTTTAAATGTTTCTTTAAAAGAACCTGAATATCAAGATTATGAGGGACCTGTTTATTATTTTGGAACAAATAAAATTTGCCATGATTTACCTAATAAAAAAGGTTTATTATATTATAACAATATAGACCCTAGAGATCAATTTCGTAATTTACCTCGACCTCATCATATGTAAAATGGAAAAGAATAAAAGACGTAGTAAAGAAGAAGGGCATCTAGCTCAATTAATAAGACGTAAAATGATTCAACGTGATCATGGTAATAATAAATTGTATAAAAGAGAAAAACTAAATTCAAAAATCCAAAACCATGAATAATTTAAAAATGGAAGATTATACTTCATTAACACTCGAATATCCTGTTATCACTATTGATGAATATAATCATGAACAACCTGTGTTTATATTACATAATATGGTAAACTCTAAAGGGAAATTAATTCTTACTAAAGAAGAAGCAATGTTGTTGTTTGTTGAATTGTACAAATTTATAAAATCATGAAAGTGTTCTTCCTTAGATTATTATTTTTATATTACATACAATATAACTTTCCAGTATATGTAAAACATCGTAATAATTATATAACATATTACCATTTTATAGCATGAATAAAATAATTACTAAAGGAAATGTTATTATCAATGACATAAAAGTAGGAGATATTCATTATGAATATGAGTTTGGAATAGGAATTAAAAGTGAAGTAATTTCAGAACCCGTTAGATCCCCTGATGGATATTGGGTTTGGAAAAGTCGTAATCTAAACACAGGAAAACTTATAGATTATGGAATTTCTGAAAGATATCCTCATTACGGACCTAATTTGTATGATTATGAAGCTTATACAGTTAAAATATATATTTAAAGAAAATTTGGCTTCCTAAAATTTGATTGATATATTTATATCATAATAAAAAACGAAAAAATGGAAAACGAAAGAAACCAATGTCGTAAATGTGGAGGTAATGCAATACCTTCAAAAGCTTTCAGAAATTATCATCATGTTGATAAATCTTATCTTCGTGGTGAAGTAGAATTTGAAATTAGATTAATCAATTGTATTAAATGTTCATCTTGTGGTCATAGTTGGATTCCTGAAAATTCAACTACTGAATTGACACCTGAATGGTGGAATAATTTATCTGAAGATAGAAGATTAGATGAAACTAATAGAATTAGAATTAATGGCCCTGTTTCATTATATTCTGTTAAATTAACAGGTAAAGAAATAGAAGAAATTTGGAGAAAAGAATGTAATAGAATTGAAGATAAAGTTTTTAAACCAAATCAAAAACAATTTAAAGAGTTTAATCCTGAGTTGTTTAAATCTTATATTGATAAGTTTTCTGATGAAGATAAAATTCAAGCTTTAAAAATTTTCTTTTTTGGTCTTTAAAATCAGAAAACATATTTCATGTAACTGAAATAGGTATTAATAAGTTGTAAACATTTAAACACTTTACTGTTTTAAATAACAAGTTGTTGAGAATAGACAATAATTCAAAATGTTATATAAGAACAACAACGTAAAGTGTTTTTACAGTGCAGTGGCGGAATGGTAACGCATGATAAGGATATTTACTCACCACATGCAGGTTCGAATCCTGTCTACACTACTAAACAATCATCTGATTTACAATTAAACAATAACAAAAATAGAATATATGGTTGAAAACAACTTGAAAGTAAAATGTTATCAACACAATCCAAAGTGTTTAGTTTAATGTAAATGTAATTAAAATATACTGAAAGCAAAGTAGGATTCCAGATTGTGCCTAACTTACTTACTAAATGCTAATGGCTGATATTATTCTATTATTGGAGATAGACAGATGATTGTTTTTAAAATTTAAATAATGGAAACTAGAATTAAAGAATTAGAAAAACTTTTTTCAAAAATACCTAAAGAAAAACAAGATAAATATTTTGAAAATTTTTCAAAATGGGCTACTTATATGGGGAATGGATTATATCAATGGAAAGATATTTTATCAAGTGATACTAGAGAGTTATATTTATTAGGTTGTTTAGCACAAGAAAAAATACCATATCCTAAATATTAAATTAAAGCTTGAAATCCCTTCAGGCTTTCTTTGGCCTTTCGAAAATTTCATCGTATATTTATGTCATAATAAAACGCGACAAAATGAAAAAGGTAAATTGCATTTCAATACATGGTGTTAATCACAAAATGAAGTTATTAGAATCCGATTTAGAAGGATTTTACCTTTACAAATTAATTCCGATGGAATTGGGTTATGACTCAAAAATTATGTACATAGCCCCAAATAGAGAAGATCATTGGATGTATGGTAAACCTATGGAAGGTGGTAAGCAAATTAAACTTTCCGAAATACTTTATTTTAATACTTATGAATAAAATATATGTACTAATGGATGAAGAAGAAAAATATTATAACTCTAGACATAGAGAATATGACGCTTTCTTAGCTGGTATAGCTTATGAGAAAAGTAGAGTTAGTGATTCAAAATAAACAACCATGTTAATACGCTTAATCATAATTTTTGTTTTGATATTAACTTTGTATCTTATCAAAAGAGGAGACAATAATAACACCCCAACCCCA